CAGTCTAATCATCGGTCATTCGTTAGTCGTCCTTCTCGGTCATCCCCCCAAAGGGGATGATCCGTTACTCGTCAGCCATGCCCGATAGAATTCTATGAAGTCTTTAAGTCTAAGGACGCACAGACTATTCTCCATAGTCTCACGATTACGGCGCGTGATTACGATGGGAGTTTCCTTGAGCTTTCTCTTGCCCATATTGCGTTCCGACTGTGCGACTGCATCACGGAAGTTGAGGCGTTCGACGCGCTTGGCCTCTACGAACAAACCTTCGGTGTTGATTAAGTCCGCACCGCCACTTTGCCCAATAGTACCGCCGCCCGATAAAGGCGCTCTCGCACAGATGTCTTGCCCATACACTGTGTCGTTGAGGTACTTTGCGAGTTCGCGTTCGTAGTTGTCGCCTTTGTTTTTTTGAGGAGTAGTCATACGATACCTTCTAAGTTTGGGAGTGAGATTGGCTTCGGCTCGTCGGTACGGACGCGGCATTGACTGTCACGCGATGTACATCTACCGCACTTGTACTGAAATTTTGGACGAGACTTCTTGCAGCCGCAGCTTATGCATGCTCGGCTCCAAGTTTTTTCTTGTATTTTGAACTGGTATTTTGCGCCCTCAAAATACTGCAAATCGTATCTCATAAGTATGCGCTTGATTGTATCTACGCAGCAGTCGTACTTGCTTGCTAGTGAGCGTAGAGAAAATGTCTGGTGATTATCTGTTAGCCAGTTTATGTCTTCTTGTGACAAACTTAGCTTTCTGCCCATAGGAACCCCTAGATGTTGTGTCAAGATGGCAGTTACATACAACTAACATAAATAATAAGCAAACTATTATTAGTCTTGGGGGTTTACTTTCCTGACAAACAGGCCTAAAATCGCGGTGCGATTAAGCGAATTTAGAGCTTAACCGAAAACCCTTATGGGTTTACGGTCGATGATCGGATAACGATTAGAGATAAGCCGCGATTTCGTGAGGTTGCATTGTTGTTTCCTTACCTCCCAAGCCGCATCTCAATCGTGCGGCTACTGGCCGACTACGCAGGTTTTTGTTTCCTCCCCACGTAGTCGGCTTTTTTTATTTGGAAGCCAGTAATCCTTGAACATGCTTGAGAGAACGTATCGGCATAGTCCATTTTCTTATTACGCTGAGAGGTTTGACCCCACCAATTCTGTTTTGGATCTCAGCATCAGTAAGCGCAGGGCGCATGTTTCCTTGCGCGTCTTCCCAATCGTCAGCCCAGCTAGTAACCCGTTGCTTCGTTGACTTCTGGGCTACTACTCGCATGTCCTCTGTATCGTTTGACGCAAATCCGATTTGATGCACAGGCTCATGCACGTCTGTCCACTCTCTTGTTTTTCCGTACCGCGCTTCGATTACCATCTGTAATCTCTCGCCTGTCTCAAGACCTCTTCCAAGATTTTCCCAGATGTCAGGGCTGTGGATAGCGGCACGGACTTGCGCTGTCTCTTCGTCAGCGAACACTTGCGTAATCTTGATCTGGGTTTCGAGCGCGGATAACTGGTTAGATGATCCAGCTTCACGCCCAGATACAGAACCTTCTTGTGGCTTGTTGCTGTGGTGCAGCATCACTACGCTGATACGATTGTTACGCAGTTGCATAGCCATCGAATTTATAAGCGACCACTCTTCCGAATTGTTCTCAGAAAGTCCAAGATAGGCCGAACGTATGGTGTCGATCACGACTACATCTGGCTTGCATGCGTTAATCCAAGTCTGCATCTTATCGACGCCAGCCTTCGTCTTGAGGTTCATGTCTTCGGTGTCATCGAACGGACACCAGAGCATAAAGTTTTCCCCTGCGTCACCATACATTTTTTTGGCTTGAGACAGAAAAGAGATCACGTTGCTACGAGAGTTTTCGTGGTCGAGATAAAGAACTCTTGGACGAGCGTTGATGTCCCAAGGCCCAAACTTGCGCTGGCCTGCGGCTGCTGCGTACAAAGCGTGTCTAGTTATCATCGACTTGCCATGTCCAGAAAATCCGTGGACTTGTACGATTGTTCCTGACTTGACCAGCCAAGGTTCGATGAAGAATTCTTTCTGTCCATCCTCTGCCGAAAGTCTGTCGATGTCTCCTGTCGTGATAGGCTTGATGCTTTTCGTGGTCGGCACATCATCCTTCTGAACTGCTGGCTCTAAGTCTGGATGATTACGATCATCCGTTGCACTGACACGCTCGCACATCTGCCAAACTTTTTGGTGGTCAATGTTGTTTTGAAAAAACGTATCCATAAACAGACAGGCGTTGTCGAATAGTTCGTCACCCCTCAGACCTTTCACACCTTCCTTCTGCGCGGCGGCTTCCGAGATGCACAGCCACAGGCGGTGATCCCTACCGTTCTCTCCACCATCGGGCAACTTATGTCCTAGATCGTTTATCTTTTCCTGCGTTTCTTCCCAGATTGTTTTGACCTTATACATAGAGAGGTCAGTACCTTCGAACACGAAGGGTTTGTTCGGATCAATGCTCACGACATTTGAGTGCGTGAATTTTTGCGGAAGCCACGCTGGCATGTCGTCTACGTCTGCACCTGAGCCAATCTTCCATTCGTAGTTGTTTGAAGGCGGTGCTATGACGTAGCCCTTGCTTCCACGAAAGTCTAATCCGTCAACCTTGGGCCAGTCTACACCGTTTGCGCTACTGCCCACTGCATTTTTATGCCAGTCGAAATCACCGTGTTCGAAATAGAAGTGGTGGCCTCGCTTAGTTTTGACTGCTATCGGCGTGTGAGTGATGCCCAGATCGGCGGCTTGCTTCATTGCCTCTGGGCTATCACAGTCCACGACTACTAAGTTGGTTAGTCTTGATGTAACCAATGCTATCTTTGCATCGGGCCATTGCGTCCACCAGTTAATCACTTCTTCTTCTGTTGGCAGAACAGAGTTATCGACGTAGTGGCCCCATTTTACAGACGGTGCTTTCTCCCCCTCTCTTATAGGTATCGGTAGCCAGCCTCGGTCTAAGTATTCAAGTGCTGCGTTTAACAGCAAATCCTTTTTGTCCATGTTTTTTTATTTCCTCTTTTTTTGTAAAGTAGTTGTCGATTTTTATTTGGGGGTACGCCTTCTTGATGAGGCTTATGTAATCTGAACTTAGGAAGTCCCGTCTCAGCCATCCATAAGGTATTGATTTCTCTATGCTTAGTTTGTTGCTGATCTCTCGGCATCCTCCCAAATCTTCGACCAGTTGCTCAATATTTAACTTCATTTAACTTTCTTTCGTTTTGCTCTTGACTGTCTTACGTTTGCGTATTAACTAACTTACACAACTAAAGCAACAGTTAAAAGCGACTTTGACGCTGCAAATGGAGGAAAAATGAATATAAATACTGGTCACGCAAGCAACTACCGCATCAACTTAAATAAAGAGTCCAGGCTCTCTGATAACGCTGAAAGACTAGCGGATCTTATGAAAAGGTCTGACGTACTAAAAGAAGAGATCGTCGATCTAAAAGAGATTGTACTCTCTGATCTCCCAGAGGATTTTGAGGAGCATATAATATCCATCGCGGTTGATACTGATTTGGTTGTTAAGACCCCCCAAAAATACGACTGGGATAAAGAGCGACTTGCAGAAATCGTCGGAGCCTCTGAGATAGACGAATACAAAGATGTCGTCACCAACGCCTTATCCATAGCGAAGCGCGATTTCGACAGAGCGACAGCAGAAGTAAGAGCAGTCCTGTCAGAAGCCCTCACAATTAAACGAGGCACTACAACATTTAAGGTAACTAGCAATGGTTAAACTACCGGAACCCTTTTCGACAAGGGACACAATGGCGAGCATGCGAGCATTGCTCGTAGGACACAGTGGGGTTGGCAAGTCAACCAACCTCGCTAACATGGAAAAGGCATACGGCAAGGGTCTGATCCTATCAGGCGAGAAGGGGTTAAGCTCCATCGCTGATATGGACATTGATGCGTATGAGTTTACCGCCTACGAAACAGAAACGTATGATGTGGTTGATGACGAAGGCAATAAGTCTCGTCGCCGCCACATCCGCTTCCGTGATCTAATGAATTACTGCAACTCGGCTGACTTTAAATCTAAGTACAAGTGGATCGGTATTGACAGCATGACTGCGCTTTCCAGTTTGATTATGGAAGAGTGCAAGGCTCAGTTTACAGGATGGGATGTATTTTCTCAGTATCAGTCGCGTCTGCACAATTATGAAGATTGGGTAAGGAGCTTAGATGTTCCGTCCCTTACCATCTGCCTTGCGGCAGAGGAAACTAACGACAATGGGTCAACCGAATATTGGCCCATGCTAGATCAGAAAAAAGTTCAGAAAAACTTCGGAGCCAACTTTGATTTTGTATTCTGCTTAGTTCGTAAAACGTCTGAGCAAGACAACAAGATGGTAGTGAGCCGGTATCTAATCACAGACAACGTGAAAGGCTGGCACGGAAAGGTTCGTGATCCAAAGCGTGTACTTCGTCCTGTCGAGAACGAGAGCGATGTAACATTATTAATGAAGCGAGTAACAGAAATGAAAGGACAGATGAATAATGAGTGAGTTTAGATTTGATGGACAAGCGTTACCAGAAATTGATGCGAGTGGAATGGCTCCTATCTTCAATGCAGGGCGACATGACGTAACAATCACCGAGAGCAAAGTGAACGTAAAGTCTAACACGGACGTACAGATCGAATTGAAATACGCAAACTCTGATGGTCAAATCCGTCAGTGGATTACATGGGTATCTGACACGCCTGATTATCAGAAGTGGGGAAGAGAAAGATTTGCTAAGATTTTAAACTCTTTGGGTATGGACAGCAAAGTTACGCCGCCCATCGAAACAATCCGTGGAATTCCTTTGACGATCAATGTCGTAAACAAGATCAGCAAGAAAGATGGTCAAGCGAGGGACGAAGTAAACTACACGATGCCGATAAAATCTACGGAGTTGAAAGCCGCAGACAGCCAAGCACCAGATGCAGGTAAGCCACTTGATGACGAGATACCTTTTTGAACCAAGCTGACGAAATCGTTAGAAAGATTAATGAGGGCTTCGCTGCGGAAGATCGTGGCGAGGCCCGAAGTTATATTGGGGCAAGTATGGCAGGAACGGACTGCACTGCGAAGATGCAGTTGTCGCTTCGTGGATTTCCCGAAGACCCAATAGACCCACAGC